AAGTAGACTTATCTACTTTAGTTAAGACTTCTTCAAGTACTTTACTCATTTGGAAATTATTTTATATCCATTTTCTTCTAAAACTTTTAAAGCATCTACTAAACTTATTCTGTTCTTACCTATAGGTATATCAAATCTATTAATATATCTATAAAGAGTTCTTTCTGATATACCAAGAGCTTCAGCCATTTCTACATAAGTATATTTACTGTTATTCTTGATAAATTCTTTAATTAGTACTATAGTACATTTATCAATATTATAATCTTCTAACTCAATTTTAATCATTTTTAAAAGATTTTAAATAATTTAGTATTTCTTCTCTTTTACTAATATCAATATCAACTAGAATCCTTGCAGAATCATAAATGAATGCTGCTGTATCATCATAATAATTTTCAGCTTCTTCTGCAAAAGATTCTTGTTTAATATTGAATTTAAGTTCTTTCCATAATTTTATTCCTTCTAGCCACCAAAGATTAAAATATCTCTTAGCATTCTGTTTCATTGTTCCTTTTAACTTGGTAGCAGATATTGAAGTAGATTCAAATAATAGGAAAGTAAGCATTGAATCAGACATTGTCATAATTTATAAATCATTTCACATCTTTTACATTTATACTCTTTATACTGATCTGGAATTTTTAAATAAGAATCTTCTTCTGTATGAATATTCCAGAAGTTATTACTAAACCAACAAATAAAAGAGTTTCTAATATTACTCAGTAACTTTATTTTCTTCAAGTGTTACTGACATATCTATAACTGGAACATTTACACTTAATTCTTGTACAGCTCCACCAGTTGCTATCTCTCTCTTCATTTCAGTAAGAAACTTATGGTTTAGATTCTCTTCTTTTACTTTAAACTTAATAGTCATTATAAATTCTTTCATATTTTTTATTTTTTTTATTTAGTTGAAATTATAATTAAATAAGATAGAATGATTATTATTATTACAACTAATACCAATTGACTTATATTAATTAAACATCCTCCAGTTTCTCTAATTGGATTATCTTCTTTTTTCATATTTTTAAATCATTTAGATTTGTAATTACTCTATAATCAATTCCTTTAAAAGCTTCTTTAAACCAATTATCTCCCATTTGGGTATTAAGTGGTCTTATAATAATTACATTTGCAACATCATCCTTATTTAATCTCACAAGTCTTTTACACTTCTGAATTGCATTAGTATTACTACTTGAATAACTTTCAAATACTGCATAATTGGCCCCAATCATATTGAGTCCGAGACTTAAAGAATTAACTGAACTAAGCTCTCTAATTTCTCCACTATTAAACTTATCCAATAATTCTTTATTCATAGTTTCACATTCTTTAGCTGAATTACCATTATTAGAATGTATTGAATATGGAGATAATTTCTCAGCTTGTACTGTTAATTCACTAAAGAGAAGTACTTTATTATTTCTAGCTTTTAATGGATGTACTTTAGTAGAATCAAATTGATTTACTGTCCAATCAGGTTCTATAATTCTTTTTTTTAAAGCTAAAGCAATCTGCCTACTTGAAGTTAAGTTCCATAAGAAATCTTTTCTGGCTTTAACAGCAAAGAAAAACTTCCTACCTGCTTCTTTTTGTTCCTTAGTAGCAGTTTTACTATTCATCCATTCTAAAGATTGGTCAAAGTAATTACTAGCACATTGTTCAAACATTAACTTTTTAGCTTTCTCATACTGTTCAGATAAGTAAGTATATTGAATTAGTTCACCTGCTAACCATTTTTTAGTCTTAGTTCCTACTTGTACTTTAAAGCTATCATTTAACTCATACTCATAAACCCAATACTGAATTCTGTTTGTGATATTATCTTCCTCAGCATTGTAATACTCATAAATAATAGGTAAAGCTTTATATAGTACTTCTTTCTTCCAAGGATCTGATAGAGTAGGAGTACCTGTTAAACCTAAACAAGGGATATTTAATTCTTTACAGTTTTGTATTAAATTATAATACTCTAATCCACAAGTGTGAATTTCATCATATATCACAAAGTCAAATTCTTGTAATAGTTCTTTTGTAAACTTATACACAGTTTGAATATTATCTATTTGAATATTATAGGAATCAAATTTATTTATATATTTAATAATTCCATAATGGTTAAATTCCCATTTCTCTAATTCATCATGCCATAATTTTTTTAAATTTGTTCTTGGAGAAGTTATTAAAATATTCTTGAAATTACCTTGTTTAATACACTCTATTGCCACCTTGCTCTTACCACTACCGGGAACCATCACTATTGTCCCATTATAATTATTCTCTTTAGCTTTATTTAATGCAATTTCTTGAATTTCTTCTCTATTCACCTTCTAAAGTTTTAAGTTCTGATTCTACTTCATTTTGATACTTATCTATTTCTTCTATAAAAGAATTACCATTATCTTCCCAATAAGCTGTTTCTAATAAAGTGAGAATACTATCTAATTTTTGTAAATGTAATTTATAGATTTCTTCTGCTTTTTTAGAATTCCTCACACTCTCAATTCCTCGATAATAAGAGCTAAGTATACCTTCAATTTTTTGTTGTATCATTGTAATGAGTAAAAGTTGTTAATTTCTTATTAAATACTCCAAATAATCCTTTAGACTTATACTCTTTGATTAGTATGGTATCTCCCGTAGAACATTTAATAGAATTAAATCTATATTCTACTCCTTCAGTTAGACTTAAATTAGCAAATCTATGTACTACTAATTCTCCACAAGGAAATATCTCATAACATATATAAGCTTTTTGAGATATTATCCTTTCTGTAGAACAAGAAGCACATAATAATGTTAATAATAGTAAAATTGTAATTTTCATAATATTGTGTTTAAATAAGTTTTAAAGCTTACTTTAGTAGTAAACCATCCAAATACCCAAATGAAGAATAATATTACTATAGAAATAGTACATACAATAAATACTAGAAATTTGTCTACTTTATTAAGTTTGTAATCATTCTTATCATTCATTTTTGTAGTTGTATAATTCCATCATTTTGTAGTTCAATTAATTTCATAGTATTAGTATCTAACCAGATAGCAGGAAAGTAGAATTTAGAATTACCAATAGCATCTAATACATGAATATTACCTTTAGCATCTATGTTTGTGTAACATTCATTTATCATCTTAGTTTCAAATGATTCTCCTATATTTCTATAAGAGATTACATTTTCTTTAGTAATATAAGATTCATCTTCATTTTGAATAATAAATATAGATCTTTCATCAGAGATTTTTAATAGTTTTCCTGAATTCATCCTATATAGCTTCTAATAGAGTATAACCATCTTCAGAATCTCCATCATGATATAAATCTGTAACATTTTCAAGAATTATTTCCTTTTCTGCTATTTTCTCATCATCATCAAAATCTGGATATTGATCATAAATTAATCTATTTGTAATATCTTCCCAATACTCTGAATTTTTTAACTTCTCTAAAATTATTTCGTCAGTTTCTCCAATGAAGCAATCCTTTACTTCATCAGAATTGTGTACTATTAATACTTTCATACAATTATGTTATAATTTTTAAAATGTTTTAAATAACTTACTACACTGGTGTTATTACAATCCCTAGCATTATGAGCATATTTAAGAAACTTAACAACAGATCCTATTCCACCTAAATGACAAGCAGATAATAATCCAGCTAGAGTAATTTCAACTCCATGAATAACTTTACCTATATACTTCTCATAATCAGGAACATAGTACTGTAAATAATACTTATTCTTTTTCATAAGCTCAATTACACAGTTCTTTTGTGTAATAGAATCATTAAGAAATTGTTTTAAAGTTCCTCTATATCCAATATCTCTTCTAGCAATAGCTGTAATTTGCCATTTACCCGCAGCACCTTGCCTATTTACAATAGTGTAAGGAGTTAATCCAGTTCTTTTATAAATAGACATCTTAGCATGACCACTTTCTTTAAGAGCTAATGCTTCCAAATAATTATTTAAATTAATTTGATTCATAAAATATTTGAAGTTCTCTTGTTGAAAAGATGTTGTATGCATAGGAGCATACATCTTTAAAGAAATAGTAAATAATAGTATTATACATAATAGTTTCATAGTTTTAAATTTTAAATTAATAATAAATACTTCATTTTAAAATAAGTTTAATTGTTTAATTGTGTTATTTACTCCAAGTTTGTACAATATTTGGTTCAGCAATCATAGGAATTGTCTTGCAGAATTTACTTCCAGCTTTTATCATAACTTCTTGTACTAATTGAGCAACTAATTCAGAATATTGTTTATTACATTCAGGAACTAGTTCATCATGTACTAAATTAACTAACCATACTTTATTTTGTAAATCTCTTTTTTCAAGTTCATCATAAAAGTATATAGCTGCAAGCTTAGTCATTGATCCTCCAGTACCCTGTATTTTATAGTTTTGAGCAAATCTTTCTAATTCTCCTTTTACTTTAGAATACTGAGAATAAAGCTTTTTATCTCTATTAAACTCTATAGCTTGTTTTAATCTTTTAAATTCCTCATACTTATAAAACCAAGACCTTCTTTTAGTTATATTATCAATAATAATATATCCATGTTCCATTACAAAGTTTATCCAATAATTGAAATATTTCTGTTTTACTGGAGTTTTAGCTTTTATTATATTAATAAGTTTTTGTGCTTCTTCTTGTGTAGTATTTAAATCATCTTTAACAGAATAAGCTGTTTTACCATAATCTAATCCAAGATTAATCATTTTACCTATATCTCTTATCTTTTGATTATACTGAGGAACTACAGGATTATTCTTCCTTGTAACTTTAATATGTTCTCCTAATAGATATTCACTTATCATAGTAGAAACTAAACTATGACTATCTCCATCACCATTTAAAATAAAATCTATTAAATAAGGATCTTGTGAATACTCTGCTGTTATTCTTGGTTCTTGTTGTGAGTAATCTGCTACAATTAGATCATTTCCTTCTTCTGGAACAAAGCATTCTCTTAAAGGATTAATATCTCCATGTTCATCTGTAGCTGGAATATTCTGTAAATTTGGATTGCTTGAACTAATTCTTCCTGTATCAACTAACTGAAAGAATTCACTATGAACTCTTCCAGTAATAGGATTAATATTTTGTATTAAGAAAGTTTCTCCATAAGTAGAAATTTCCTTTTGTATTTCTTTATATCTTAGATAAATAGGTAAAATAGGAAATTTACTTTTCTGACGTAATAAATGTTTACCCTCAACTGAATCTTTTAATTGTCCAGTATCTTTGTCTCTTGTTTCAGTATTAATTCCTAAATCTTGAAATAATGGTATTACTTGTTTAGAAGAAGCCCAATTAACTTTACTTCTTTTATCAAATAAAGTAATATCTATATATTTATGTAAGTTATTTTCAATTAAATAAGTATCTAATTTTAGTGAATATTCTTGTAGTTTTAAGAGATTATTATTATAAACTTCTCTCCATTTATTAATATCAATCTTAAAACCTTTATAAGAAATATGTGAAAGAACTATTGCAAATCTATTCTCTAAATCTAAGGCTACTTCAAGATTATATTCTTTTATTTGTTCTAATTGTTTTAATCTTATATTATTTAAATATGTTACATCTCCTGCTGCATATTTAATAACAGTTTCATCTAAACCTCTCCAATGAATTTGTCCTCTAACTTCTTTACTTATTGTAATTCCTAAATATCTTTCTCCCATTTGTTCTAAACCTCTGTATCCTTTAGGCATGTCTTTTCCTAAAGTAAGAAGCATTTCAGCTAAAAATATATCATATATATTCTTAATCTTAAATCCCCAATGATGTACAAATCTTAAATCAAAGAAACTATTACATAAAATTTTAAGTTTATTTTTATCTTCAAATAATATAGATAAAGAAGAAATATCTACATCATTAGGATCAATTATAAATTGATTATCTTTATCTCCTAATTGCAAACATAGAACCTTACTTTCATAAGGATTTGGTAGATGTTTTGGATTTCTTTTATTGTACTCAGTTTCAGTATCTACTTCTATAATATCTTTGTCTTTAAAATAATCAAGACAATCTTGAATAGAAGCATTGGTAATTTCTAAATCTTCAAATAATCTTAATTGACTTGAAATCAAATATATCATATTTACTTATTTAATTAAGTACCCCCTACATTTCTGTAGAGGGTACAAATATACAAAATTTTTAAACTTATTTACTTGTAGTAAAAAGCTCAGTCTTTCCAGCTATTTCAGTAGCTTTAGTACTTACAGCTTTAGATTGTACTGGTTCACGATCAATAGCAAGTAATTCATCCTGCATAGGATCTGTGTTTTCAACTACTATTTTATTAGTATAGATTGGTGCGCCCATACAAGTAACCAATTGACCTGCTTTTGCATTAGGAGTACCATCACTGTTTGTATCAGGATATTTTTTAGGTTCTTGACCAGGATAGAATTCTTCTAAAGAATCTTTATAGACAATTTTAAAAGGAACAACTTGTCCTTCTACCCATTTGAGACTTTCAAGATTTTCAACTTTACCTTTCAGTAAACCTACTCTTTTCCTTTTGCCATTAGCAAAACCACCTGAGAATGAATCTCTTTCTTCAATAAGCATAATAGCTCCATACTCAGGATTGTTTACAGATTTCATAATAATTCCAGAGTGTTTCTTTGACTTTCCAACAATTGTTGACATAATTGATAATTTTAATTATTAAATTTATTTGCCTCTATTATAAGGATTCAGCTTTTCCTTTGTTGACTTACCAGGATTCGAACCTAGACTAATAGAACCAAAATCTATCGTACTACCATTATACTATAAGTCAAATACCTTTATTTTAACATTTTTTCAAGTTCTTCTACTGATTTTCCCTCAAGTTCACCTTCTTGTTTTTTAGCAATAAGTGATAAAATCTTTTGGTTATGAGCTTTAATATCAGCAGCTTCTCTTAAAGCTTCTTGTTGTTCTACTTTAGTAGTTAATACATCTAAAGCAATATCAAACATTAATTTGATAGTTTTATCTTTAGTACTTGTTTTAACTAAAAAAGATTTACCTTTGCTATTCTTATAAGCTTCTTCTAATGAAACTGCTAAAGAATCTAAATCAGTTAAGGATAAATCCCATAACTGTTCAACGGATAAATTACCTTTAGTTGTTGAAAATCTTAATTTTAATTGACTTGCTTGTTTATACATAATTTTTAAAATTTAATTTTGATTACACGTTTAAAAGAACCTGATAATTTTACAATTAATTCATCTTTAACTGTTGCATTGAAGCCTAATCCAGATAATTGCTTATCAGTAGGATTAATCATAGTAGTATTCCCTAATACCTCAAGAACTTTACGATGATTAGCTAATTCAGGAATTAAATTCTCTGCATGAAATGATCTTATTGATACTGGACATTTACATTTATCCAACATAAAGAAATAATGTTTATTACCTACATTGTTATTATCCCAATGATTAGGACTTAAACATACTAAATTTACTTTATGAAACTCATTTGTGGGTAATCCATAAATGTCTTTAGATACAGAATTTTCGGATAAATAATGTATTATACTGATAATTCCACTCTTAACTGAAATAGCAGCAACCTTAATATCTTGTTTATAAGAAGTTGGTTGTGCATAATAATAGTTAAAAGTATTATCATCAAATTCAATCTCTATTTTAAATCCTTTATTTGGACCACCACAGAAATTTCTTACAAAGAATAAATATTCTCCATCTGGCATAATTTTATTTTGCCACGTGATATTTTCAATACCTATTTTAGCAGGTCTAATCATATCAACATCTAACCAACCACCAGTTTGATAGGATTTCTTATTAGAGTAATAAATCTCTGTACCTCTGCTTTCTTTACAATGTAAATCAAAATCTACATTTCCTTTGGTATCATCATCATTCCATTGAAGAGAACATCTTAAAGTACCTTCAATTTTACCTCCAGCACTTTTAACATTTTCTTTAATCTGAGATTTACCAGCCAAATTACCATTAAATGTCCATGAATAATTATTAGACCATTTAAAGATAGGTGTAGATTCTTTGATATTAGCTGTAGTTAAAGATACCATATTACCTTCATGTCCATTTGATAAGAAAGCTTCAACTGAAGTACAATTAGGAAGTATATCTTTCATAAACTTATCAATAGATACTTCTTCAACTCCATCAAATTCACTTCTTTTATGTCTTGTTGAAGTTGATTTAACACTATCAAATATAGATACTGAAGGTATTTGTCCTGTTCCTACATTCACATGTAGTATTTCAGAAGCTTTAATATCATCAATAGTAGCAAATCTCCTATCAAATGAAGCTTCATAACCATTTTCTTCTACAAATTTTTTTGCTTCTTCAATTTGTCTTTTAGTAATAGGAGCGATAGCTTTCATATAATTAGCTGGATCAATTCTCTTATTCCAAGCTTGACATGCTTCATTTAATTCTTTACCTTCAGCTAATTCAGTACATAATACACCAATAAGTTCATTTTTAAACTTAGCAAATGGTAATTTATAGGAATTAACCCAACACCAATTATCTTTTTTATCTTGAGATAATTGATTATATTGTAAAGCAAATGGAATCATTTGTTCTACTTTATAGAGATGAGTTTGTCCATCTAGTAAAGAACCTTGATTAATTAAGTCTCTTACAAGATTATAAGTATCTATAGATATAGATTCCATAGCTCTTTGGAATACATTCTTAGCATCTCTGTAATCAGCCATAAGAGCTTCAACAGAGTTACCAGATATATCTACAAATTGTTTAGGAACAAATAAATGAAGGTGATTGAAAGTTCTTATCTCATTAGGTTGAACAACTCCATATTTTTCAGCTTCTTCTTTAGTGTATCTTTTAACATTCTTATCAATACCTAATTTGAATTGAGTGTTGTTTTTGGTACAAGACTCATAAGGCAATGAATTAAGTTCATTGAATGTTTCAAAGAATACTTCTGAAATAGGAGCAGATTTTAAAGCTAGTGTTAATTTTCTACTAACTGCTACAAATTCCATTGTAGGAACATCAAATATTGTAACTATGTTATAATTTTCATCAATAGATACAATATTACCATATCTACGAATGAAATTCTTACATAAATTACAATTATATGTTGTACTGGTAGGATCTCTAAATATAGGATTTTGTTCCTCTGGAAAAGAATTAATATAAATATCCCATACTTGTTGTCCTGTTAAAGAACTACGAAATAACTTTCCAGTAGCACACATTTTATTAAATTGTACTTGAATTAATTTATTAAATTCAGTCATATTATAATTTTTAGATTAATATTACTCATTAGTACTACAATTTCCTAAATGAGATGATTAGCAGAGAATAAAGGATTTGAACCTTTGACCTACAGTTTAGAAAACTGTTGCTCTATCCAACTGAGCTAATTCTCTGTTTAAATTACAGTTTATTTATTTAAATAATATTCTGCAATTTCTTTTATGTTCTCTTTGGTAAATATTCCTTTACCAATAGTTACTGATTCAATACTTCTGTTATTATGTATCCCTTGAAGATTAGTTATACTTCTTGTATTATATAAATCTATAAATACATGTTTATCTATTTCAGCACAACCAAATTTAACTCCCCAATCAAAGAATTCTGCATTATGTCTATTTACTTCAATTTGTGGATATGAAGGTAATATTTTAGCCCATTTACCATTTTTGTAAATAACTACATAATTTAGACCATCTATACCAAAATGAAGTTTATCTTCAAAACTAATATAATCTATGTTATCGCTAACTCTATTACAGAATAAAGGTTTATTGTGTACAAAACTTTGTACTTTTACTCCTTCTTTAAATCCTCTTCTTTTAGCTTCAGCTATAAGAGCATTCTTTATTTCTTTTAAAGTAGCTTTTCTAAAACAAGTTTTATATGCATTATAAGAGAAACCTCCTCCAGAAAAACTGTAAGGTTCATGATTATACCAGTAATTATGAGGATTTTCTTTGATATTTGTAATTTTTACAGTATCTCCATTAAATCTTGAGTATTCTTCTGGTAAAGAAGTAAATGTAATCCAATCTCCAACTTTATATTCTTTTTCTTCATATACTGGTTCAAACCAGAGATCTAATACTCCTGCTGCTGTGAGTTTTTCAATAGCACTTTTATAATTATATCCTTCTTTAAAAGGAATTGCTAATTGAGGAAGTGTTAATTCTGTAACTCTATCTCCAAAACATTTATATCCTTCTATTCTTGCAGCAGCTTCACCAATAGTACGATTATTTCTAAATTGTTCTTTAATTGTATATCCTATTATTTCTTTTCCCATAATTATTGTATTATTTTATTTGCAATTGTATATTTAATAGCACTATCAAATATGCATAGAGCAATTGTTAAATCTACTTTACTAAAATTATTCTTAAATGTATTAATCATGTTATTACATGATTCTAATTGTATTTTAGTAGTACAACTATTAATACATTTATAGATTTTCCAAAAGTGAGCAGTCATATCTTTATTTTTCATAATATAGACATTTAAGTGATTGTTTCATAAGTTCTTTATCTTTAGATATAAGAGAATCTACAAATAAATTTATAGATTTAGATATATAGATTCTCTTATATGATTGAGGATAACCAAAGTTATCATCAGTAGACTTAGCACATAAAATTCCTTTAGGTTGAGTAAGTGTTTGAGTTTTCATGATATTATTTATTTAAATTTGTAAAATAATAATTTGCTTTTCTTTTGGAATTAAGTTTATTATTTCTTCAAAAGTTGGAGCTTCTTTTATACCTAAATATTCTTCTACAAGTTTATCTCTATAACCAAATTCATCTGTATATATTGATCTATTTAGTACTTTTTCCATAGCTTCGTGAAATCTTGAAAAATTCATACATAATCTATCTTGAAATAATTGAAATCTTACTATTTCTTCATTAGTCCATTTTTCCCATATTTTACTTTCTGCTATTGAAATTGCTTCTTTCTCTGTTAATTGTTTCATATTATTTAAGTTTCATTCTTAATTTATATTCTAATTCTTTCTGCTTTTCCTCATTAGGATTATCTGATGTAAAAGTCCATCTTTTTCCTGCTCTTTTCCTTTCAGGATCATTTAAATAGATAGGATTCTTTCTTTTAAACTTTTTCATGATATTATTCTATAAGGTAAAGTATGACCAACTTCTTGTTTATATCCGTTAATAAATGAATGAATATCTAAGAATTCTCCTTCTAATAGAAAATTAAACCAATTATTACTTTTTAGAAGTGGTTCTTTAGAAAGAGTAGTTATATGACACTCTTTTGATAATTTCTCTAATACAAAGAAGTTATCTTTACGAATTAACGCTTTTATTTTCATAGTAGTAAATTTTATTATAAAGTATATAATTGGCTATTAATATAGTCTATTTTTTCTTAGAAAGATCTATAAAAGCCCAAAGAATCATTAATGTACAAAATGTACAAATGAACCAAGAGACTCTATCTTCTTTATTATTAAAGAAGTAAAATCCCACAAATACAATTAATCCAATTAACCATATTTTAGTAGTTAGAATTCTGTCCAGTATAGTCATAGTTATTTCTTTTTGTTTAGTTCAAACCATCTTTCAAATCTGTCTAATGCAGAGATGTTAAAAGACATTCCTTCTGACATAGCTAATTTACATAATCTTTTAACTTCTTCTTCAGTATATAATTTACCAGTGGATTTTTTTAGATCTTTATCAAAAATTCTATTAAGATGATCTAAATCCATAGAATCAAAATCACTTTCTTCCATAATTATTTAAGTTTAGAATCAAACCATTTACAGAATTTATCAGCGTAGTATCCAAATTGTATTACTAGATATATACTAAATAGAAATACCCATATTATAGAAAATATTGGAGTATCTTTTACCTTAGGATATGCTAATTGAGTAGCTATAGCACTTAATATTAATGGAGTCCAAGTAATTAAGAGAGCTATTATAATTTTTATTGCTTTCATATTATTAGATTTAGGTTATTAATAATTATACTTGACTGGAAAGTAGGATTTGAACCTACGAGCTGTTATCATTATGTGTTGTCTTGGCTTGTTTCCTCACTACCTCACCTTTATTACGTAGCATTTCCAGATTAAAAAAGAAACTATTTATCAATCTCCAGTTGATTGAATACTAAGTTGGAATTTTACCAACAAATCTATGGCTAAGATGAACCTTTTTCCACAAGTTCTTTAATATCTTATCTTAAATACTTACCCTGGTTGTAATTATACATTTTAAGTACGGTCCGTTGCAACCATCATTTAGCAACTCACATATGTACATGTATTATTTAAGAATCAGTAAATAGTTTCTAATATTGAAAAAAGAAGTAAAAATAATAAATAACTATTATATTTTCAATTTACTTACTTTTATAATTCTTCAATTATAACTAGTTTATTTCAATATAAAATAAGTAATTTTTAGTATAATTACTTACTTGTCATTATTTATTATTAAGTCTTTAATGTTTATTGTGTATTAGTATTTCAGGATGTATTGTCTCTATAACATCTTCATTTCCACAAATTCCTCCTAATGCTATTACTCTTATAGGAATAATAGTGTTCTTCTTTATGGCTTCATATATTTTAAGCATTGTTTTTCCACTAGAAATGAAATCATCTATAATGATTATGTAATCTTTTTCATGAAAACAAAAGTAATTGCTGTCATCATGAGAATTTTCTCCTGCTTTCTTTATATGAAATATAGTAGAATTGGGAATATTGTATGAAGCTATTCCAGCCATTATTGCTCCAGAACTTCCTCTACAACAAAATACTATTCTATGTATTATATTCAATTTATTAATTTCTTTTATAATAGCTTGAATGATAGAAATATTATCTTGTATATATTTAGAAACTGGATAATTTATAGATTTATCTAAGTGTAGGTTTATTTCTTTCATAAGTAGTTAATTAGTAAGTTCTTTTACTTCTGTTAGGAGTGCTATACACATTGATACTGGTATCATATATACCGCAGTAATATCAAATAATAGAGATATTAATATTAAAGCTCTATATAAAATTCTTGCAAATGCTTGTAATTTTTTCATTTTGGTCTAGTTATTTTATGTATAAATTCAATTATATCCATGCATATTATTATTACTAATACCCATGCAATGAATGCTACAGCTTCTTTTTCCATAGGATTTTTATTAATAGCATCTTTTATTATTAGTGCTGCTAAAAGTATTACTGTTCTCATTTTAGTAAGTTTTAAGAGTTATTTACAATGTTCATTATACCACTGATTGAATTCATTAGGATAATGCATAAAATCTTGTAATGTACCATTCATATGCTTTCCATTATATATTGTAGGAAATTCAATAACTTGATGTTCTGCATCTAATGAATAATAGTTTGTAGATAGTCCTAATAATGATCCTATTGCTATAGTACAGAATGTATTATCATCTATCTCAATAACAGGTTCATATTTAGAAGTATATCTATTATAATACAAACCTACTGTATGAGATTGTATTTTATTTAATTCTGTATATAAATTTCTTAGTGTATTCATATTATTCAGTTATTAATAGTTTACATACTGGACATATTACATATCCACTTTGTACAGAATAAGTAGAAGGAGCAATAACTCCAGCTTCTAATAGAGCTTCATACATTCCTTCATTTTCAGAATAATCTTTGATAATTACTTCATCTTCTTGTAAAGGAATATCTGGTAAGTTAATAGTTGCAGTTGCTATAGGAGATCCATCTTCAGAATCTCTTAGAACAATAGCAGTTCTTTTATTGGAATATTGTTTAAATAGAATCTCACAATCCCATTCTTTAAATTTTACTTGCATTGTAGTTAGGTTTAAGTTATTTTCCAGTAGTAAGTTTAAATAATTCACAGAGATATTTACCATTAGTAGTTATATCTAGGTTATTATCAATTAATCTTCTTGATTGTAATATAACTATATCATCTTCATAGGTACCACAATCAGTATGTGCAAATCCTCTATATACTTCTAATAAGAGTATTATTTGATTTATTGTAAGTGTCTTCATTATTGTAGTAGATTTTAATTAATTAATTTAATTATCTTCTTTTCTAGTTATAACATATAATATCCATGAAAATATACCTATTATAATTAGAATGTCGAAGTCATTTTTTGGTGTATATAATTTATTTATTATATTACTTAAAAGAAGTATTATTACTATTCCAAATACAATTAAACAACTTTCATTAATAAAACTTTTCATATTAATTATATTATATTATTAGTAATAAAGTTTCCTTACTCACTGTCAGGCTTTCAGGAAACTCAATAAGATTATTCAAATTTAGAGTTAAGAATTTCTTTTAATTCTTTAATATTCTCTGAATCTAATTGAATATGTTTATATTCACCATTTTCATCTGAAAAGGTTAGTTGTAATGAAGTGCTTCTATCAGTACCTCCATAAAATCTTGTTAATGAAACTTCTGTTTCAATATAACAAGATTCTCTTGTTCCATAAATATCTGAAGGTATTTCAATTTTAGCTGTGATTGATTTTAGTTCTGTTGACATAATTAATAAGTTTTTATTAGTTTATACCTGACTATAAATAGTTTCGTCACCTTTCAGTGTTACTCATCAGAGGTATTTAATAAAATAAACTCTCCTAATTACTTAGAAGAGTTTATGATATATTATGTTATTATTCTAATTCAGCTATTGCATGAGTATCAAATCCACCAGATTTATATCTAAATGAACATCTAACTGATTTAGAATAACTATTAAAATAAAATTTTCCTTCTATTTTACCAGATCTTCTTCCTCCTTGATTAGTTACATAACTTTGAGGAGCTGTACATTCTATTCCAATATAAGAATTATATTTATCTAATTCTTTTTGGATAATATTTTGATATTTATTAGATAAATCTATTAATTCTTGGTTATTAAATTTAGTACCAAGCTTGAATAATGTAAGAGACTGTTCTTCTAAATTCTCAAAATACTTAATCTGTTCTAAAGTATGTAATAGTTTCATTGAAATTTATATTTAGTTATTATTGGCTATTTAATTATTTAAATTTGGGAGAAGTTTAATGTTAATGAGAATGGTTGAATATGGTAGTAGTGAGGGTTAGCACTCTCTCCCACATCCCAAATTACTATCATTACTCACTTTATAAAAAAGAATAGTCCCAAACACTGAGTTCCCAATGTTTAAGGACTATTCAAACCAACAAAACCTACTACCTACTTAAAGTCATATTCAAAGGAATCTTCAAGTGTCATTACAACACCTTGTACAGTAACTAGTTGCATAGTCTTAAATTTTTAGTGAGTATTAGTGAGAAATAAGAGTTAACAATGTTAATTCATGCTATTAACAATGTTAATTATAGAGTTAACAATGTTAATAGTGTTGAATAACAGTATATTATGAGATAAAGAGTTAATCATCCATTTATATACCCAATTAGTATAAAGGTTCAAAGATGAATCTACTAGTATGACCAGTACCAGTTAATTAACTCTTTATTGTATTGTATGTATATGTATAAAGGGCAACTGCCCTAGCAATTAAGCCAGAGCAGCAGCAGGTACATTCACTTCACCAGTGTCAGGTAACTTGTCATACTTTTCCTCAGTAACCTGAACAAACTTCCTTACTAAGAAGCCATCAAGATCATAAGACACACCAAGATAAAAATTACCAGATTTACTCTGACCTTTCCAAAAGATATTAACAGTTTTCATAAGAGTTTTAAATTAAGTTATTAAATACCGGGGAATACACCCCTCGCTAAACTTTAGGGGGGGATACTACAATAGGTGGATACCACTCTCACAAACCTCATCAATTCTACAAAATTTAATACATAAAAAATTTTTTATAAAATTTAATGTACATTTAATTATTATAATATTTTGAAATCTCATATAAACTTTGTATATTTGTATAAAATTTAAAAATTTTAATTATGATAAAAATTTATGCAATAATTAATCCTATGACAGGAGATCCTGTTTATGTAGGACAGACAGTAAAAACTCTTGGTAGAAGATTAAGTAATCATCTATTATCTGCAAAAACTAAAAATACTGCAATTCATGTATGGATAAAAAGTATTCTGGATAATGGAGGAAAACCAGGAATAAAATTAATCAAAGAAGTAGATAATAAAGAAGGTGATTATTGGGAATCTTATTATATTTCTTTATATAATTCACAAGGATTTTCTTTATATAATAATTTTAGTGGAGGAAAATTAAATCAAAAAGTAATAAAAGATTTTGATAGAAATATTACAACTGAAGTTCAAATAGTTATTTTAGATGAAAATAATAATTTACTTTCAATAGAAAAGAGTATAGCAGAAGTACAGAGAAAATTAAATATAGATAGAGAGAAAATTAGAGAAGTTCTTGTAGGTAAGAGGAATCAGGGTAATAATGTCTGGAAAACAGTACACTCCTACAAAGGATATGTCTTTGTATATAAAGATAAGTATGATCCAAATAAAGATTACACAGTACAAAGAAGACTGATTAATAGAGGAAGAATAAATAGAGTACTTCAACAATATGATTTAGAAAATAACTTAATATCAGAATATATTTCAACACTTGAAGCAGAAAAAATTACTAATGTAGGTTCAAGTGAAATTAGTAGATGTTGCACAGGAAAAGGTAAAACTGCCGGAGGATATATCTGGAAATATAAAATTATATAAAATTATTTCATACATTTGCTCTATTATTAACTTAATATTTAATACAATGACAAAACAAATTAATAAAGTAACTAAAGTTGCAGAAGATGTAATTCCAGTTGAAGTAAATCAGGAATTGGAGAATGAAGTAGTAGAAGAAACTAGTTCTACTGAATATGAATCTACAGAGGAATCTATAGAAAAATTGGATGAAGAAGTAGAAGCTTTTCCAGAGGAAATAATGCCTGAAGGAATAGGAGAAATTACTGATGAAGATGTAAAATCTGAACCTAAAGAAGAATTACCTGTTGTATCTGAACCTAAAGGAGAAGACTTTACTGGAATACTAATCAATAGTACTCCACAGTATTCTATCTATTTTATGAAGTAAACTAATAAAAAAAATCCAGGAAGTACTCTCGTATATCCTGGATCTAATAAAACCCTCAATCATGAAAAATAAATTACTAACCCTAACTAAAATTTCTATGTCAACAAAAATCTTAGTACAAATGTAAGGAATAAAAAGTTAAAATACTATTGGATTTAATAATTATTTTTATATACCTTTGTAGTCGCATGTGCTATTTAACATCAGCTCAACTCTCTGATAGTGAGTAGGATGTGCAAGGAGTAATCACAGATTACTTTCTTTGAGATATTATTCAAGTATTAAGGCTACAACCCTGGGATGGGTAAAGAGAATAGTAGCATTGGGGTCTGGTAACAGAAATACTAATTAATTTCAAGAATAATATTAAGTGAGGTAGCACACTCTGTAAAGTTAGGCATAAGGTTAAAAATTCTACCTAGAGCAGTTGGAGTCTGGCTAGGGAGAGTTGAATCAATAAAAGAATATAATTAATAATTTAATACTTATAGAGTTATATAAGTAATTCGTAATTCTATTTCAAATTCTATAAGCATATTCAGGTGAATCTATTTTTACACTATATATTGTAAAAGGTTGTAGAGGTTTTCCTACTATATTCTTTAAGAGATATTTTATAACCTCTTCTACATCTGACATTCTTACTATGTATATGAGAGGAATTTTATATTTAGAATACTTCCTACACTGTTTAGTATCTATATTAGCATCGTCGTATTCATATTTATAACTCTTTATTTCTAATAAACAGAGGATCTCTTTAGTCTTCTCTTCATAAATTACTGCATCAAATCTACTTCTTTCAATTTTATACTCTAAATAACAAGGTATCTTATTTAGTTTACATTGATGATAAAATTCTGCTTGAATATTAGCCTCTGCTATTCTGTGTTTTATTTCCAGTTTCATAATTTAAAATTTTATTACACAAATATACAAAATAATTTTGTATTCTCATAATTTTATATTATCTTTGTATAGAAATTATAAACAATAAAATTATGAAAGTGAGTATTGATTTACCAGATGATGTGCTAAAATGGGCTGCCCATAAAGCCATAGATTTAAAGATGACTAGAAAAGAGTTCCTTGAAAGACAATTAAAAGTAAACTATATTAAAGATAATACAGGTATTGATTTGGAGAAAGGGAAGTCTGAAAGAATACCTTTTATAGAAGAGAATTCTAACTTAAATAATGATTAAGTATGAGAGTAGATATAGAAATAGATTATGAAACTTTAAGATGGGCAGCTATACAAGCTGTTAATCAAGGAATAAGTAGAAGAAAGTTCTTACTTAATTGTATAGAGAAGGTTAAGAATGCTGGCCCTAATATACAGTTTATAACAGTAGATAAAGATTATACTCCTGAACATATTGGAAGAATATGAACTGTAAAGAAGACTTAATAGGAACTGAATGGAAATGTCCTCAATGTAAAGGTATTGAAGTAATAACTAAGGACGGAATAGTACATAGTTGTTGTAGTTATTATACAAATAAAAGATTGGATATGCTATGGAATGATCATTTAGCTTATGAAGAATTAAAACAATATCAATATAAATTCTTATACAATGAACTTGTAAAAGATGGATTAAATAAAGTGGTAGAAGAAAATAAAGATAAGTTACCTACAATTACTAAGCACTCTGATAACTGTTATACTATAAATACAGGAACTTTAGAGAATGGTAGGAGTATGATAATGACTGTAAATAAACAAGGATTAAAGGAATTTGATGAAATTTTAAAGAAAAGAACAAAAGATTATGGAAAATAAACTTGAACAGAAACTTCAGACTATTAATGATATAGTAGAAGTACTTAATAAAGAAGCTAAATGGGGTAAATTTGAATTTAACTTTAAACAACAAACAGTTTCACCTCCATATATACAAGCTATTAAAGGTATTACAAAAGAAGACTATATTGCATGTACAGCAATATTTCAATATATAGATAAGAGAGAAGATGATAAGTGTAATATTATAATGTCAGAACAAATTTATAGAAAGAGAATAATTAATGATATGACTTTAGGATTTATAGAAGAATTTCTTTATTTATTAATCAAAAATATTTTATATATAAGAACTTATATAAATTTAAAGAATTCAGTAGTATATATTAATTTTCCTGATTTATTAAAAGATGGATTTATTAAAAGAAATTTGGAAGTTTCAGAATAAAGTGTTAATTTTGTGTTAATAAAAATTAATAAGATGTCTGTAGGTAGACCAAAGAAACTAAATAAAGTATCCTCTTACCAAGCTTTAAAACTTGAAAATGAAGAACTTTTAAAAAATACTGAAAGGTTAAAGAAACATATAAAAATCCTCATAGAGACAGAATCTAAGGAAGCTGAGACTATTAGAAATTTTTATAAGATGATGAATGAACTTAAACAAGAATAATATAGGTGAAGAATGAAGATTCCAGTAATTAATACTGATCTAAAGAAGTATTTTCTCCAGTACTTAACAATTGTAAATCCTATTGCTTTAAGGCTATCCCCAATGCAATTGAAAGTACTGGCTGGAATACTCTATTGGAATAATGAACTTAAACAATATCCTTTGAATATTAGGAATAGTTTATTATTCTCTGCTGCTACAAGAAAACTTATTAGAGGAATTGTAATGGATAAAGCTAATAAAGCTATTGATGAACATAATTTTAATAATATAGTTAAGGAATTAAGAGCTAAGAATATAATTGTAGGTAAAGGAAGTGAAACTTCTATTAACCCTGTATATATTATATATCCTGAGAAAGATAATCTATTAACAATTAATTGGAATATAAAATGAGTGTAACAATTACAAATCTTGTAAAAGGTCAATTAGCAAGATTAGATTATATCTGTAATGGAATTGCCTATTTTAATATTAGTGAAACATATCAGTTTCCTATTAATTTAAATGACTCTGAGTGGAAAGATGTGTATATTCGTACAGAATATAAATCTATTACTTTGATGAGATGGATAAGAAAAGCTATGGAAAACAATGAATTAATACGAATAAAATGAGTAGAATTAAACCTTTCAAAATAGAATTTATTGATCCTGATACTATGAAATTAGTAGATACACAATCAGGAGATATTCATGTAAGTACTGATAAAGATGGATTTTTGTTTGCGTGGATACATGATATAGAATATCCACAAGGTATTAAACAATTGTTAATTAAGAAAATAGATGAAAATACAAATTGATACAACAAATAAAGTTCTAAAGATTGAAGAATCAGTAAATCTTAAAGAATTATTTAAAATAGTACAAATGCTATTACCTTCTGATTGGGAAGAGTATAAACTTGAAGTTAATACAATTATAGTAGGATGGCAAAATCCAATTATTGTAGAAAAACCTTATCCAGTTTATCCTTGGTATCAACCTTATTATACAACTGGAACATTTAATGTGGATTTACATTCTGATAGTAAAGTAACTATTACAAGAAAATGAATCACATACTTAAAGGAGATGTAGTTGAACTTAGTCAGAAATCCTTAATTATATCTGATAAACTTCAACATTTTAAGAGGAATAATAATAACTTTGATTATAATATTAAACTTACAATTGGTAAACAATCTCAATTACATATATGCACCAACAAAAAGAAATAAATGATTTAATTTATAAGATTGCTAAGAAATACAATATTAGTTATCTACAGGTTGAGAATGCTATATATGCTAGATTTGATATTGCAAGGGAGAGTATGAAGAAGAGTGATCCCTATGTTGCCAAGAAATATGTGAATGTAAGATTGTATAAGTTTTGTATGTTCTATATATCTCATCATACAAGAAAGAGTATAACTAAAGCTTATGATATACATTTAAGTAGATTAAAAGAAGAAAATAATAAATAATTTAAACTTAATTTTATGGAAAATCAGGAAGAAGTTAAACCAGTAGCAAAGTCTAAAGCTCAATTACAAGCAGAACAATTGAGGATTACTAAATTACAGATTGAGCAACAAAGGAATTATCAAGCTCAGATGAAACAAATGAAAGCTGAAACTGAAGATAATATTACTCGTATTAACTGGTTTAAAGCTCGTACAGAACTTAATGAATTAAATAAGAAATATAGTGATGAGAAGACTGCTGAATTAAGTAAGATTAAGTGGGTTATTGATGAACTTGTACAGATGTTTAATCTTGAGAATAAAGATGCAATGTATCAACATTTTAATATTAATATTCCAGTAGTAGAACCTATTAAAACTGAAGAAAATGCAACAGAAGATTAGAGAATTGAGAGTAGAAATTGATGGGTTAAGTCAATTAGTTAAAAGTTTAAAAGTTCCAACTACTTTTACTGTTGAAGATTTTGGAATAATTAAATCTAAAGAAATAGATAAATCCTATGATTCTCTTATATTAGCAAAAGCTTGGTTAGGAAAGATTTTACAACAACTTGGTGAACCAACTCCCTATAAGTCTGATGGTAATAGACATTCTAAAGAAGACATAGAATCTACTGCTGATAAATCTTTACCTATAGAATTAAAAGTTCAATTAAATGAAACTAAACCTATTGGTGCTTCTGTAAGAGATATGAATCATATTGAAAAAGTAGATTGGTTGCGACAGGAGATTCAAAAATTATATCTAACTTTTCAAAATTTTGATCTAGTAGATTTTGATAATATTATTTCTAAGAGAATTAAAGATAATATTTACAATTATCTTTCTGAAGCAAGATTTTTCTTGGGATTTGAACTTCAACGCTTAAAAGAAGAGTAATATGGCATTTGATTTGTTATTAATCAATGAAAAGAACCAACTTGAAGTTCATCCTTCAGTACTTACTATAAAGGCAATCGCTGATCTATGGAATAGAGATAAAACTAATAAAAAGGAGCAAGCTTTAAGAGAGCTTGCTTTTATTTATTGGATGTATCATTGGAAGAGTAGTTACTTTAAACAATATCCTGATGAGACTGAAAGGTTAGGAGCAGTTATAGTTGAAGTATTTCAGGATGTTAAATGGAGACCTGATTTGGAAGTTAGTGAAGCAGGTAAAGCTTTTACTAAACAACAATTATTGTACTATCCTGAACTCTCTGACTTACAAGTAGCAAGAGGAACTTTAAATAAATTAAAGGAATTCTTAGAAAACTTAGATCCAGGTGAAGTAACTAGATCTGGGGGATTGGTATTAAAACCTGCTGATATATATACTGCTATCAGTAAGATGGGAGAAGCACTTCTATCTGTACAAAAGATGGAGAAAAAGATTAAAGAAGATATTAGTCTTGATACTCAACAAATTAAAGGTGGTGGTAAAGCTGGTGCTTTTGAAGATGAAACTAATTTGGATTATTTAAAAGAATAATATTATGGAAGAATCTAAAGAAAAAATACAAATACATCAATTTAATCCAGTTATATACCCTTTTAAGTTATGGATTGTAGTAGGTGCTTCAATGGATACTTTAAGAGAACATTTTTGTAATATAGATAATACAGAATTAACATATGTTATTACTAATACTGTAAATGCTTTTGTAGATTATGTTAGAAATAAGTCTAACAGATATATAGGGGCAGTTATTAACTTTGAAACGGAGGAACAATTAACTATAAGTAATATAGCACATGAGTCATGTCATGCTGCAAAGTATTTATTTGAACATATTGGAGCAGATGTTAGATCTCATGAACCTTTTGAATATGTGGTTGGTTGGATTGCAGACTGTTGTGAACAAGTTAAACTGAATAAATTTAAGGAATAATGCTTAATACTGAATACTTTCGTACAGAAGCTTTGAAATTTCAGGAGTATGGTTACTACTGTAAATATCCATCTGATACTCCTCAAGCTAAAGCTTACTGGAATGAACAGGCTAAAAGAAGTATTCATGGATATAAAAGAGATAATGGTGATTGGGTAACTGGCTATCATTATTTTTATTTGAATTTTTCTCCTATTATTAAAGCAGTAATTACTTCAGATACAGCAGATAATGGTAAATTTCAAGGAGAAAGAATAGAAGGATTCCCTGACTTTTGGGATGGAGATTACATATATTTTCATTATTTAGAAGACTGTGAGAAGAAAGGTCTACATGCAGCAGTATTAAAGACTCGTAGGAGAGGCTATGAACAACCTAATTCTGAATTTATATTAACTCCAACAGGTTATAAAAGGATGGGAGAAGTACAAGTTGGAGATGTATTAATGAACCCTGATGGAAATACTACAAAAGTTTTAGAAGTATTTCCTCAAGGAGTAAAAGATGTATATGAAATCAGATTTCATGATAATAGAACAGTTAGATGTGGATTAAATCATCTTTGGCAAGTATATAATACCAAAAATAAATTAGTTACTGTTAGTACAGAATATTTATTAAAATACGATTTAATTTCAGGAAAAGATAATGGAAAGAATGCTTTCTTATTCCATATTCCAGAAATAAAACCTTTAAAATTTAAAGAAAGAGATGTTAAAATACCTCCTTATGTCTTAGGAGCCTTAATTGGAGATGGATGTTTAACGAATGGAGAAGTTAAAATTTCTTTAGGAGATAAGGATTTAGATATATTACACAGAATAATGAATTTAATGGGAGAAGACTATGAATCTAAATATGATAAAACTCCTTTTAAATATAAAATAAAATCAAAAATTAAAGGTGTAAATCAATTAATGCGAGATATTAAAGAATATGGACTAAATAAAATGTCTTATGAAAAGTTTATACCTTTAGAATATATATTTAATTCAGAAGAAAATAGATTAGAACTTATAAGAGGATTAATGGATACAGATGGAACTTCTTCTCCAAATGGAACTGTACGATTTACATCATCTTCTGAGAAACTAATAGATGACACTGCATTTGTATTAAGAACTTTAGGAATAAGATGTGCAAAACAAAAAACTAATCAAGGAGGAAAATTACATGATTTTGGTAATGGATATGCCTCAATAGTAAGAGATTGTTGGATACTATCAATTACTACAGATAAAAAATTATTTCATTTAGAAAGAAAACAAGAGAATATAAGAACTAATAGAAATTATAATTTTAATAAAGTTGGAATTGAGGAAATAAAAAAACTTGATTTTCAAGAAGAGTCTACTTGTATATTAGTAGATAATCCAAATCATTTATATATTACAAGAGATTGTATTCCTACACATAATTCTTTTAAGGGAGGATCAATGATGTGTAGAAACTATTTCTTAATTCCAAGAAGTAAATCTTATGCTTTTGCACATGAAAAAGAGTTCTTAACTGAGGATGGACTTCTTACAAAAGCTTGGGATATAATGGATTTTATAGATAATAATACTGCTTGGGCTAAAAGAAGAGAAAAATATAATCAGGAAATGCATAGAAGAGCCTCTTATACTGAAAATGTAGGAGGTATTTGGATTGAAAAAGGTTTTAAGAGTGAAATCTTAGGACTCTCATTAAGAGATAATTGGGGAAAGGCTCGTGGTAAAGCGGGAAAGTTAGTATTATGGGAAGAAGCAGGACATAATAGGAATTTATGGAAAGCTTGGGGAGTTAGTTTACCTTCTATGAAACAGGGTAATGTCACTACAGGACTCTCTATTGCCTTTGGAACAGGTGGTATGGAAGGTGCAGACTTTATGTCATTAGAAGATATGTTTAGTTATCCTGGAAAGTATGAAATTAATCCTTTTCCTTATGATTGGGATGGATTTGGAAGAGTAAAGAATCATGCATTCTTTTCTCCTGAATCTTGGAATAGGATAGGATGTATGGATAAAGATGGAAACAGTGATACTGTAAAAGCTACTAAAGAGATTGAGGATGAAGTAGAGAATAGAATCAAAGAAGGTGCTAATACTGAAGATATAGCAAGATTTGTAGCAGAACATCCTTTAAAACCTGCACATGCTATGATGAAAATTGGAATATCTACATTTCCAGTTGATGAGGCAAGAAAGCAATTAGAAGAATTAGAAGAGAATCCTAAGGAATATAGAGAGAAAGAATATTGGGGAAAATTAGTAGAAAGTAAAAATGGATTAATATGGCAACATGATAGAAAATTAATTCCAATTAATGACTTTCCTTTAAAAGATTTAAGATTTAAAAAGGGTGCTTATAGTATTTATGAGATGCCTGTTAAAAATGAATCAGATGGAATAATCTCTGATGGTGTGTATATAGCTGGTTTAGACCCTTATGATGATGACCAAGCTCCCAATAGTCCTTCACTAGGAAGTGGTTGGATATTGAATGTACTTACAGATAGAATAGTTTCAGAATATACAGGTAGACCTGAAACTGCTGAAGAATATTATGAAAATTTCTATAAGTTATTAGCTTTTTACAATGCTAGATGTAATTATGAAAGAAATAAAAAAGGATTTTATGCTTATATGAAGAATAAAAATTTGTTACAATACTTAGCATTAGAACCTAAAATATTAAAAGATCAAAATATAAGTAAAGCTAATACATTTGGTAATAATATGTATGGAACAAATGCTTCTGAAGAGGTTAATAAATTTGGAAGAGAAGAATATAAAAAATGGTTACTTACTCAAGCTTATGGAAGAGAAGATGGAGTTAAAAATGTATCAACTGTAAGAAGTGTTCCATTAATTAAAGAAACAATGTACTGGAATAATGCAGATAACTTTGATAGAATTAGTGGAATTGGAATGTTAATGATATATAGAGCAGATGTTAAAAGACAAATTGATTTTTTAAGAGCCAACCAAGGAAAAAAAGGTGAAACTAAAGAAGATTTTTGGAGTAAACATTATAATGGAAATGTAAATAATACTTTTTCATTTGTAAAACATTAAAAATTAATATACTTTTACTGCATTAAATGAATAAATCTTCCTATAATGATAACAGGTCATTTTATATTTCCACCACAAGCTGTAAGTGATGCAAAGAAACAAGATAAAGGTTGGCAGAAGACATGTATTGATGCAGGTGTATCTGCAATATCAGATAGGAGTGAAACTTCTATAAGAAAAACAAGATTTAATAAATTAAAAAATTATAACTTTTGGAATTTCAGATTAGATAAAAATGAAATGAAGAAAGTAGCTGACCCTTTTGGTATAAATCCAGAAGAAATGCCAGTAGATATTAAACACTACCCTTTATTAAATGCCAAGATTAATACACTTGCTGGAGAGGAATTAAAGAGAAGAACTGAATGGATAGTTAGAGCTTTATCTCCAGATGTAGTTGATGTTAAAAAGGAACAAGCTAAAGATATAAAGTTCAAAGCTGTAATGCAGTTAATTGAAAGTGATGAAGACTTTGAACCTTTTAAAGCTAAAAAGAAGTTAGAAGAAATTGATAATTATCTAAAGTATAGTCTTCAGGATATAAGAGAAATAAAGTCTGATAGAGTTCTACAATGGTTATGGAGAAATCCTGAATTTGATTGGAAGAATCAATTAAACAGATGTTTTTATGATCTAAATATTGTAGCAGAGGAAATTGCACATATTGAGATTGTAAATGATGAACCTGTTCCAAGAAAGTGTAATCCTTTAAATGTATATACTTTAGGACAAGGAGATAAAATTTATATTGATGAGTCTGATGTAATTGTAGAAGATGGTTATTTTAACCCAGGTTATATTATAGACTTATTAAATGAATATCTTACTGAAGCTGAGATAAAAAGGATAGAAAATAAAGATACAGATACTTATCATAATCCTATGTTTAGTACAATGACATGGGGAGTACCATTTGCTACTGAAGGAGTTAATGTAGTTAATACAGAAATTATTGAAGTAGATAGACAATATGGTAATCAGTATGGTAATATGGATGGTATCTATATGGCCAGAGTTACTTGGAAAAGTCTTAGAAAACTTGGGGATTTAACTTATTTTGATGAAGAAGGTATTGAACAACATACTATAGTTCCAGAAGGATATAAACCTAATAAACTTAAAGGGGAGAAAGTAACTTGGTTTTGGGAAACTGAATGGTGGGAAGGTTTAAGAGTAATGGATGATATTTATGTTAAAGTTAGACCAGTTCCAGGAAATAAATGTCCTTATGTTGGTATAGTAGCCAATGTAAATGTTAATAGAGCAATGTCTTTACTTGATACTGGAAAATCTCTTAATATGTTATATGATATATTTATGTATAGATTAGAAATGGCTTATGCTAAATATAAAGGTCCACTTATTGAATTGGATTTAGCTAAAAAACCTGATACCTGGAGTGAAGCACAATGGTTACATTATGCTGAGAATATGAGTTATCTTATTATAGATAGTTTCAGAGAAATAAATAAAGGAGCTGCTACAGGTACATTAGCTGGTAGTATGAACACTACTGGAAAAGTGTTAAATCCTGACATTAGTGGGTATATTCAACAAACCCAAGTGATGTTAATGCACATTAGAAAAGAGATTGATGAAGTAACCGGTGTATCTCCTGAAAGACAAGGTGGAAACTCTGCTTTAAATACTGTTGGACAAACTGAGAGAAGTGTAGCTTCTTCAAGTAATAATACTGAATATTGGTTTAATTTACATACTAAATTTATTGAAAGATTTCTAAATAGATTTCTATCATTTTCAGAATATGCCTGGAGAAATAAGAAAAAACAACTTCAATATATTATGGGAGATTTATCTACTGTAGTAGATGAAATTAATGGCGAAGAATTAGAAGGTATTAATCCTTGTGTATATGTAACTTCCTCTCCAGAAGATGCAGAATTACTTAAACTTGTTAGACAGGCTGTTATGGATAGTGTTAAACAAGGAAGTGGTTCTATGAGTAATCTTCTTGATACTTTCTATAGTAATAGTATGTCAGAAATTAGAAAGAAACTTCTTATATCTGAAGAAAAAAGAGGTCAATTGGATCAACAGAAGTTTGAAGCTGAACAAGCTCAAATGAAAGAAGCTGCACAGAGAGAAGATTTTTATAAGACTGAAGAACTCCGTATTACTGAAGAAGATAATGTGAGAAAAGCTGAGATTGAATGGGCTAAGATTAATAAGGAACTTCCTACAGGAGAGAATGCTGAAGAGATTGAAAGTCCTTTAGAAAGAGATAAACTTAATCATACTATTGAAAAAGATAAAGGAGAATTACAAATAAAACAAAAAAACATAGAATTAAAAAATAAACAATTAAATGATAACAAGGAGTTGAAGAAGGAACAACTGAAAATTCAAGCAAGAAAAAAAGTTGGAGTATAACAAAAAAACATAGAATTGGCTATACACAAACTGGAAATATTTTTATAAAAGTAACTAATATATATATAATTAACTTAATTTTGTTCTAACAATTAATATTATGAGTGAAGATTTATTTGGCAATATGAATTTGGATGTCCAAATTGATACAGAAGAGATAGAAAAACAAACTCCTGCTGCAAGTGAAGATGCTGTCGGAAAGAACTCTAATACAGAAGGTGAAAAACCTAATGTAGAATTAGAAGTAAGATCTACTTTAGAAGAAGACTTACTTGATGTAGATGATGCAGAAATAGAAAATACAAGTGAAGAAGTAAATGAGGATGGTACACCAAAAGAAATTGATAAAAGTACTCCTCCCTCAACAACTAAAGACAACAACTCTTCTTCTTCACCTGAGCAGCCATTTGTTGAATTAAGTAAAAAAATGTTTGAGGGAGGATACTTAACTCAATTTGAAGAAGGAGATTTTAATAAAGCTCTTGAAGATAATGGTGGTGATCCATTAGCTGCTTTTGGAGAAGTAATTAAGAAAACTGTTGAAGATGTTCATCAGGATTGGATAGCACAATATCCACCAGAAGTTCAGGATGTAATAAAAGCATCACAAGCTGGTATTCCTCTTGATAAAATGATACAACTAAAACAGGAGCAGTTAGTTCTTTCAGGTATTACAGAAGATAAGATTAAAGAAGATGCTGACTTACGTAAGGAATTATTAATAAATCACCGTAAGGCTACTACTAAATTATCTGAAAAACAGATCAATAAAGATGTTCAAAGAATTATTGATGCTGGAGAAGATGAAGATGATGCAATAGATGCTTATAAAGAACTTGTAAAGCTTAATATTGATAATGAAAAAGTATTAAAAGAAAACACAATAAAACAAAAAGAATTAGCTGACAAACAAAGGACTGAAAGAATTGAAGGTATAAAAAAAGATGTATATTCTACAAAAGAAATTATTCCTTCTATACCTTTAGTTAAGAAAGAACAGGATGATTTGGCAAAAAGTATGACTACAATTGTTTATACAGATGAGCAAGGTAGAGGTTATACAGATGTAGATAAATTCTTTTCTGAACACCCAATAGAAGCAAGAAAAGCTTTACATTATTATTATCAAAAAGGGTTATTTAAAGTAGATGAAAAAACAGGTGTATTTGCTCCTGATTTTAGTAAAATAACAAATACTTTAAAAACTGTTGTAACAAAAGAGATGAAAAGTAATGCAGAGAAATCAAGACAATTTAAATCAGGAACTCCTGAAAGTTTAGGAGATAGTGGAAAAGTTGATATTGGGGCTTCTTTAAACAGTTGGCTTAATAAAAAATAAGAGTTTAACCAATCTAAATATATAAAAAATGAAAGTTCTTCCATTACAGTTATATGAACCTAAATACATAAATGGGTTAGTAACTGACAACCACTTATCTGCAATTGGGGCTAAATTACCTCAATCTATCAGTAACGCAGTAGAGTATTTGTATCCCATCAGTGGTCCGTATAACCCTGGTGGAGAAGATATTTATTCAATTCTGAATAAGTTTGATACAATGTATGTTGATGATCCTGAAATTCCTTTTAACTGGTGGTTAGCCGACAGGGAAGATAGGAGTATAGGACTTCTTTCTTGGGGTGACAGTTCTTTAACTGCTGTAGCATTTCCGGGTAAAGGTGGAGCAAGTTTCTATATGAAATTTGCTGAAGATTATTTTGGTCCAATGGATGTAATTGGTTCTGATAAAAAAGAACTTTATCAATTACAAGTAATTGGAGATGCAGTTAGTTCTGATGCTTCTGGTGCAGTGTATGAAGTACGCTTGTTTACTGGAGATCAAACTTCCTTTATTCCTGCTGCTGAACTTTATACTGGTTCACGTTGGGTACAAATGTATCCTTCTGTAGAATCTACTATGAGTAAACGTGGTGGTAAAACACATACTGCTGCTCCATTTAAAATGGAACAAGTATTATCAACTATCAGGTTAGATGTTACCATTCCTGGTAATATGATTGACCAAGGTAAAAATGCTCCTTTAGCATTCAGTTGGGTAGATGCACAAACTGGTAAAACTATGACCACTTGGTTAGGTAAACTGGAATGGGATTATCTGAAACAATTCCGTATGCACCGTACTAACTTAGTTTACTACGGTAAAGGTACTCAGAAACTTGATGGAACTTTTGCTTTTAAAGGTGAAAGTGGATTCAGTATTAAGAGTGGTCCTGGTATTTATGACCAAATTGCTCCAACTAATATTCATACTTATGATGGATATAACTTGGATATTGACTGGTTGATTGACCTTATTATGGCAATGACAGTTGGTAAATTCCCTGAAGATATGAGACGTATTGTTATATCTACAGGTGCATGGGGTGCAAGATTAATCCATGAAGGTATTGTACGTAAAATTGGTAGTATTGGACAAATGAGTTCTACTGCTAATGGTTATCTTCGTAACAATACTCAAATTCAAGTATCAGGTGGTAAATTAACGTTTACTTCTGGTCAGTACATCAAATATATTGACATGCTTGGAATTGACTTTGAAGTTATCATAGATCCTTTAAAGGATGACTTGGTAATGAATACAATGGATTTCCCTGATGGTAAGGGTAAAGTTAATTCACGTATTTTTGATATTCTGGACTTTGGTACTAAGAAAGGTAAACCTA